GGTCATAGGTGAATATTAAAGTTAATAAAATGAGTTTAAAACAAAATTTAAATCAGTTAACTAAAAGAATAAATTATAACAAGCATGCTCAGGAAATGGTTTGGATCCCTAAGCAACCCAAACCTAGTGCTCCTCCTGAGGCTGCTGTTATGGCCATTGATCCCAACCCCTCTCCTCCAGTCATGCAACTGGTTCATGAGAGGCTGCCTGTGGACGAGTTTCAATTAATACATAATAGATTACCAAGAGAGGATTTCCAGCTCGTTCACTCGAAATTGGAAAGGGTGAAGGAACTCCCCCGTCGAAAAAGAAGTGGTATTGTGAGACCCATTGACGGAATTAGGTACCAAGCCAGGAAAATCGTATATGGAGAAAATAATGCAAGGCCTGGTACGTTCAAGGACCAATATTTGCAAATGAAAATCCCTATGGACTTGGACGAGAAAGAGGTCAAAGAGTACGTCAAAATGTTTAAATTTAATCCTATTATGCGTACAGGAGAACCTCATGATCATGCTTTCAGTGCAGCAGTTAGATGGACAGCACAGGCATTGATGGAGAAAAATATTCAATTATATTTATCTAACCATAATGTGCCTGTGAGCTATTGTGATGTGTATGGTTCTGCACGTCAGCCTGATCCTAGAAAATGGAGTTGTATGCCTTTGATAACACCGGGCGATGTATTGAGGTCACGACCAGAAAGGTGTTGTGATTGTTTACCTGAACATTGTTCACACCTAAGAGCTCATTCAGTTTCTTTTTCTGTTGACTCTTTATATTATATGAACCCTCAGCAAATTTCTAATATTTGCGCTTTGACGAGAGTCAAACAACACCATGTTTTGTTTCATAGAATGATATCTAGAGTTGGTGTTGTTAATAATGGTGAGTATAGGTGGAACACCTTCAGTCGAGACGGGAAATTATTTAACCATGTGACAATAGGAACTAAAGATTCAGCCAACATTTACCAATCACCTGTAATGGATTGGCTAAATCAACGATGTTGGAAAACTAGTCATGGTTATTTATATTATGTTTTTAAAAAGAATTATGGACCCATGGAATATGGTGTATTTATGTTAATGGATCGCCCATTGATTGACAATCCAGTGCACGTCAACCAGGATCAAATTAAGGTTATATCCTGGCATTTAGACACACCTTTAAAGAATAGTACCCTGTTGGAGAAAATGAAAGATTTATTGAAGTTTTCAATTGGGACCCTAACAGGAATTGTGTCTAGATATAGATTGGTTGAATATGACGTGCCATTAGCTTTGTATTCGGAACTGGTTCAACATGCTTTATTCCAGCCAGTGGATAAGAGAGATAATATTTTGCTGGAATTAAAAGGTAGAGCCATGAGATGGAAGAAAGATCATGTACAACATGGGGGTTATATTGATGATAGTTATTTTCTAGAGTATTTACCCCATGTTATTGCAGCTGCTTTGACCGTTAGTTTACCTGCTGAATTTGGTGCATTACATTATAATTATGTAGATGATTATTGTGTAAAGAATAAGGCACTATGGAGAAAGTCTTATTCTAGAGCAGGTCGTGTTTGTGTGTCATTGACTGCGGTTGCCGCGGGTCTAGCAGCTTTAACTTATTTGGCTCCGGTACCTATGGCTATTTTAGTAGGAGTTACTACGATAGTAGCCGGTGCATGTTTGTCTCTACAATTAGGTTATAGAAAACCAAAATATAATCCATCATTGATTTATAAGACTAGTATTTGCCATATGATGGATTTTGGTAATTATATGGAATTTATAAACTCCATACCCCAGGTAGAAGAGGATATCCTTCTGCCCAGAATTCCTTTGTTGACCGATAGGACTTTTGACGGTCGTTACAAATTAATTGGGCAAGATGAATTTTTGGCAGTATATAAGCCTGTTATACATGCCTTAGATTTGGAGTGTGGTTGTTTAGATGTTATAGAGAGACAAAAGAATGTGTGCCAGTTCCTGCATTTGGATGGTAGTGCTGTTAAATGTTATACCAATTGTTCTTGCAATTTTGCATCAGCTATTACTCAGAGATACTTCCGTATCACACCACATCAAAGTTTTGAATTGTGGAATTTAGAAGCCTCTGATATTATTGGAGCTGCATGCACTTTTATAGACGGTCGTCTGGAAGTAAACAGACATTCCTCTGAATGGTATAACAAGTTGCCTACCTTCAAGAAAGCAGCTGTTGATAAAGCTCGTGTTTTGCAGGATACCTCGCGCTATCACTTATCCAAGCCGAGTGTTAAGCTTGAGATAACAGTTCAATTGGAGTCAGCTGACAAGGCACCCAAACCACGAGCCTTTTTCCCAAAGGACCCTTTACATTATTTGGAAACTGGACCTTCCATGTACGCCATAAAGAAGATGTTACAACGAAGTATGAATGGCGTAAACACGCGATTTTTGTTTGCTTGTGGTTATAATCCTTTGGAATTAGGTACTGCTTTAAAAACTGGATTGGAAAATTGGCTACCAGGGAGTAGAGAAGCTTATGAGTGTGATTTGAAAACGTGTGAATCCACAATGTGTGGATATTTGTTAGCCCTAGAAGCTGAATTTATGGCTCGGGCTGGAGTAAGGGAACACGTTTGCCAAAGCCTCTACGGCAAAACTGTATGTAAAGAAAATTATAAGAACGGAAAAATGTCTTTTACTATGAAAAATTGTAGGGAGTCAGGATGTAGTAATACATCCGTTGGAAATAGTATCGTCTACTCAACCATGTTGAAACATGTCTTGCAAAAGTATCAAGTTCATGATTATTTCGTGGTTGTAGGAGGTGACGATTCAGTGATATATTTTTATCCCGAAGATCGAGACAACGTCCGTTCAGCCCTAGAGTCCCTGCCTTTGTATGGATTAGACCCAGAATTGAAGTATAGACCATTCGCACCTGCCGCGCGTTTTTACTCCGGCTTCTTCTTACCCGTTAAGGATAAGAATGTTGAAAAATGGGTTCATGTACCCTCTATAGGTAAAGCCTTTGTTAAGTCTTTTACCTATCGTATGAAACAAGGTTTGTCACCTTACGCGTGGTTAAGGGAAACTATGCGCCAGAAAGAAGAAACATGGCAGCATATACCAATTCTGGGAAAGTTGCCCCAGTTAGTTTCACCAATACTCGTGGACCATAATGAGAAAGTCCCGAGGAATACTAAGTTTGATTGTGGTGGATTTTTGTTTGAAGAGATGAAACACTCCAAAGTAGTCGCCTCACCTGAGACGTGGGTGGTTTTGGCTGACATTTATGACTGTACTAGTCAAGAGTTTATGGAGTGTGAAGATAGATTGGCTCATTTCTTCAAGGATGACTGGCAAGGAAAAAATATTTCTGATTCGTTCTTACTCTATCTTCTTTCAAAAGATTTAGAGTAAACTCTTTCCATATAGCGCCCACTTTGTGGCTAAAATTCGAGGTTAGTGTCTCGGGCGCTTTAGGTGACTGTTTGCGGTTTGATATGTTGGATGTGGTTGCTAGAAATTTAATTAAACTACGTCCTGATATTTTTGCTAGTATTGCTGCTGATAAATTAGAAAAAGAGTTAGGTCCAAGAGGTATAGGCCCTAAAGCATCACCTGAAGCTTATTCTCACAATCTTATTGGTTTGGAACAAGAGAGAGGAACACCAGGAACTTTTGACAGGAATTCAAAGAAACACATCGTGTCTGTTCCTCAGCGTAAAATCAAAGCCGGTTCTGATACTCAAGTTTTTCTTGATAGTATCAAGAATATAGGCACTTCTAGTTCCGAACAACAGGAACAGCTTAGAGCCTACAAGAGAGCTCAGAGAGCTAAGAAGTTAAGAGACCTAAGTTTAGATTTACAACAAGTCGAGCAGCGTAAGAAACTAAGAAAACAGGTTAAATCGTCGCCACAACCTGATTTTTCAACAGGTCAGATAATGAATAGAGGTAGAGGTCGTAGAAGAAGAGGAAGGGGTCGTAATGGCAATCGTACTGCCGACAGGACAAGTACAGTTGTGCGTCCAGCACCTGTCGCCAGGTCGATTGTCTTTCGACAACCATTTGTTAGAGCCCAGTCCACGTTTATTGATAAAGAAGAAGTTATTTCAGAGATTCGATCCTTAGGGACCGCTTTTAGTTTGTATTCCTTTTCAATAAATCCTGGACTTGCTAATGTTTTCCCGTGGGCTTCTATTACAGCATCAGCCTTTGAGTATTACCAGTTTGAGAGTTTGAGCTTTATATTTACTACTGCTTGTTCAACTACAACACCTGGTATTATTCAAATGGCTTGTGATTTTGATAACCAAGATACTGCACCTTCTTCCTTGATTTTAATGTCCCAAATGAAACCTGCTGTTAGGGCAAATCCTTATCAACCTTCATTGATTTGGAACTGCCCACGTTCACAATTGGTATTGCATAACAACGGCAAGTTGTTAGTTCGTACAGGTTCATTTCAGGGGGACAAGAATTTAAATGATTTGGGTATCCTTTATTTTGCTACTCAGGAAACCGGGGCCTTATTGTTAGGGCTCCTTTCAGTTCGTTATAGGATTAGACTCTTTGGACAACAAGAGTCCCCAAACCCTATCTCTGGTCAATTTAATGCCACAATAGCTGCCTTAGTACCTTTTAACTCTGCCCGAGTTGTTGTTGCGGGCACTCCTCCATACTTTTTGTTTAACCCATCATCACCTACTAATTCTATAATTATTGGTGCGTCAGGACACTATTTAGTCCATTGGGCTGTCACTGGCGCCACCACCTTGACTGCTATGGATATGGGTTCTACAAATTGTAATATAACAATAGTGAGCAGCACCATTATTAATGCAGCTGCCACACAAGGCACTATGTTGGCTGAAGTTGTTGTACCTGATAATGACCAACTGGCACCTGCTAGTGTTCAATTTGTTTTAACCGGTTCATCTGTAGCCGGTTCTACTACTGTAAGAATTGCCAGTTATAATACTGACCTCAATTAGTTATTCGTATCTTTCCGCAATCATTCTAAGTACTCTCCTGCGATTGAGGAAGGTGTCTCCACACTTGACATGCCGTTAGCCGCTGCTGGTGTGGATAACATGCATGATCATCCCGTGTTGAGCTTGTCACCTTTTGGCGTACTCACGGTGAAGTGCATGCATTGCCGGTCGCATGAGTTTTAGGTTGGTTAGGGGGTTATCATCTCCAATACTTCTAGTTACCCTGCCCAGTCGTAGCAAGTGGAGTTGCAATTGTGTTCTTCTGGGTTCAGAGCCTTCTAGATGCGTGATACTTTCGCCAACACATAGAATAGCCCCACCAGGGCTAAATGGTGGGTCCGTAAGCCGGATGTACTAATTATTATTAGATTTCAG